ACCTTTACCATACGACATATATGACTCCTATTAGTCAGTAATTTGCTCGTAGCTTATGACGACCTCTAGGTCGCTGGCTGTACCCGCTGTTGCGGTAATAGACATATCTTCCTCAAGGTATATTGCAGTGTTTTTATCCAACACAATCAAAGATGCATCCGCTGGTACAGAAACTGTACTAACCAACGAATATGCAGTACCTGCGCCATCATCAGCAGAATGTACATCAATTGTAATGTCACACGCGTTTGTTCCGTCCACGTTTGAAACTTGTATCATGTTTACCTTCAAAACATTACCGCTGCTTGCTGCGTTGTTAAGAATTGTTGTTTGGGAAGTTGTTGTTAAAGCGAACTGATCGGTCTTACCTAAGATCGACGTTACGTTTACAATATTTGGTGCCGCCATTTGTTTATCTCCTTAGCCGAACACAATTGCCATAGCTATGGCTTTACCAGTTGAAATACCGGGGGTGATTGTAGTGAAACCTAACGTTCCAGAGCCATCCGTCTTCAAGACCTGATTCACGGTTCCATCAGATGTCGGCAAAGTAAATGCAGTTACAAAAGACTGGAGGTTTGCATCATACGCCAACACATCCGTTCCAATTGCAACGCCAAGATTTGTTCTCGCAGTGGACGCATCGGAAGCACCCGTGCCACCATCCGCAACGGCTAAATCTGTAATGCCTGTGATGCTGCCGCCAGTAATGTTGACGCTGTCCATAGAAAGCTGAGAACTGAAATCATACACAACAGCAGTGCTACCACCGCCGTCACAATAAACAACCTTTGTGTCGCCATCCGCTATGGTGACGTTACCACCAGAACCCTGTGTGATAATCACACTTTGACCAGAATTATTTCGCACAAAGAAGAGTTTTTCCTGATCGTTAGGTGAAACCGTTACAGTGTTTGTTCCAGACGGAGAGCCACCAAAAACCAAAACACGATACTGTCCCTCAGACAGCGCACCGTCTGTAGTGGTCAAAGTATGTGTTGTGCCGGACAGAGTAATGTCGCCCACACCAAAAACAAGTCGGTCAATGATTTGAAGGTTTAAGTTAGTTGTATCGCCCCAAGTACCGGACTGTTCACCAGTAGCTATAAGCTCAATACCACTATTTACTGTGTATGTACTAGCCATGTTTTATCCTATGCCGCTATTTCAGTCCAATCAGTATCTGGATCAGGATCAATTTCAGTATACTCTGTTGAGGGGTTTGGTGCAACGTTTGTCCAAGTTGTGCTGCTGCCGGGGTCTATTTCTGTGTAACTTGTAGAAGGAGAGGGATTAATCTTATCCCAGTCGGTTGCTGGTTCTGGTATAATTTTACTCCAGACAAGAACCTGACCGACTGCGCCAGATGCCGAAACACCTAACACATTCACTACTGCATCGCCAGTAGCGATAGATTGACCAACCTGCCCAACCGCACTCAAACCTGTCTGCGGTACAATCGCCTGACCTTTGCCTTCTGCCGTGCCAACGGCCGCTGTAGCCTCAAGTCCTGTCAAAGTCACAGAGGTGTTTTGGATTACAGCCGCTTGCCCAACTTCACCATCGCCTTCAACACCCGTCAAACTGACTACAGCGTTGATCTTAATGCTTACAGAGCCTACCTCACCCGTCCCCTCAACACCTGTAGGTGTAAAGATCATATCGCCATTTACAGCGACAGAACCGACTTGGCCTGTACCTTCGACCCCCGTTATGGTAGGAGCAGCACCTGCTTTGACAGTAACAGAACCAACACTGCCAACAGAATCCAAACCCGTCACTGGAACATCTGTCGCACCAGATATGGTGACAGAACCAATTTCACCAGTTCCTTCCACGCCCGTTAGGTTGACAACAATATCGGTTCTTGTTCGAGCCTCTACCGTCCCAACCTGACCTGTAGCCGACAGAACAAACTGCTTACCGCCCCAAACGGAATCGCCCCAAGCGTTATCACTCCATGAAGAAACATTGGTTTTGAGCGGTTCTGCCCTTACACCGGGCTTTGCGGTTACACCCTCTACGCCACCTGTTGCATGAATACCTGTAACAGAAACAGATACATTCTCTGTTGCGTTTACAGTGACAGACCCTACCGAACCAGTACCTTCAACGCCAGTGACCGTCACGGATTCATCTACAACGATTAAGCCCGTGCTTCCTATCGGCTCTGAGGATATGGGAAAGCCGCTTATCATAGGCAGCCCCTAGTCTAACTTTTCTATGCTGAAGTGACTATTTGCACCTATTAATTGTACCGTGCCAGAAAGAGATTCCTGAGCAAAAAATAAATTCACTTCATCACTCGCTGAAAGCTCGTATATGGCCATTAAGTTTGTAGATGCCTCGTTGTGACCACTTGTGTTACGAATGTAATCACTGGCACTTCTTTCAGACTCAACTGTACTGTTTACACCAAAGGCCACTGAAACATTAGGTCTTGTAATAGTGGCAGAAAACCAGCAGTTGACGTAACAACGGTATATTCCGTCCCTTGGAACAGTTACACCACTGGTTGCAATCGTAAACCCACCATAATTGAAGGTAGTCGAAGTGTTAAAGCAATCTCTTTGTGTTTGTGTAGCACTGCTGTTTACTGAGCCGTTGTTTGATAAGGGCGTTTGCAAACCAACAAAGCCCGAAGCCGCCGCAGGAACACTGATGAAAACATCCTTAGTTCCCGCAGAAAGGTTAACAGCAGAACCACTATTTGAGCTTGCAAGAATAGTGTCTCGTGAAAGAGTTGTTCCTGAAGACGTGAACGTACCAACGCCTGTTTCCCATGCGGAATTGGTATCATCCACAATTACATAATATGTTTCGTCGCCATTAGACAAAGCAGAGCTAAACGACTGGAAGTTAGTAGCGGCACCCGCCAATGTAAGAGTGCCTGTCCCAGTCGTTGTTGTTGTCTCTTTTACTCTGTCTGCAAGGACTATCGCCATTTATGCAATCCGAATAATAGCGTTTGAAGCATCCGCTGTTGGGAACACAATCTGAAAATCACCCGCAGTAGATGTCTTGTCCGCACCAAAATCCAAAACGACCACAGAGTTAGTAGTTCCTGTGCCAGAACCTTCAGTAGTGTTGTAGATCAACGCGCCACGGGCAGTAATTGTCGCAGTTGTAAACGTAAGGTCATCAAAGTCGGTGAACGCGGTTGTCCCAGAAGATGAAGGGTTTACGTTAGTCAACGTCCCGCCGCCTGCTGTGTATGAGCCAGAGGCACTCACTTCGTTTGTAGCTGTGTAGTCTGTAGTCGATGCGTCAAAGGACGCATTGTTGTCATACAAAGCAAGTTTGAAGGTGTCGCCACCTGATGCCAAAAAGTTGTGACCGCCCTCAAGAAGCTCTTTCTTGAAAGAAGTACACATAAAGTTGCCGCTGAAAGCCATGTTAGAGTCTCCTTATGAGTTCAGCCAAGTCGGGGTGTCCCGCATCTTTGAGTGCATTATACACAGTTGTGCGGTCACTGCGAATAGCTTGACGCATATAATATGCAACGAGCTTTTCGATGTGCTTAGAAAAAGCACGGGCTTGGTCTCTTATACCCGGATGGGCAGTATCGGAGACCGAAATTAATTTACTGACGCATTGCTCCGCAAGTTCATCTGGAGTAAAGCCACGATTTTCAGTCGTGCGAACCCCAACAACCGCTTCATCTTTTGGAACATTTACTTTGAGTTCGAACATTATTGTTTCTGCCTTATAACTTTTCCAGTGCGATACTCGTCGGTTGTTTCTTTGGCTTCACCCAAAAGTTTCAGACCAGTCAGTGACTCATTAAAGCGTTTGTCGTAATAAGCCATCATGTCCTGCTCCCCCTTCATGTACAGATAGGCTTCCACCAACGCACCATACAACAAAGTTAATTCCGCATTTGTACTTAACCAAGTTGTGCCGCTGTCCGCTCCCGCGGTTAAGCTAAGAGGACGGTAAAAATAATGCAATTCAGCGGTGTACGTCGTATCGGGTGTGGGCGCCAACATAAAATTATCTATATCAAATACCGCATAATACCGCGGCGCACCGGTTGTTGTCGAATCCGGCGTGTATGTCTGCAAAAAGCTCGGGTCTTTAAAATCCAAAAATAACTTGTCACCGTCGGTGCCGGCAAGACTCAACGAAAAGGGTGCAAGAAAATCACTGGGACATGCCAAATATTTATTAGATGCCGAAGTAACCGCCGTTGCATTTTTTCTAAACAAGCTAAGTTGAACGCTTTTCAAAATACGTTCTTCTGCCTGCCGAATAAACAACGGTAAATTAGAAACAAATGTAGTTTCATCGTTTTCCGTGTAGTCCTGAATTGCCTGCTTTAGCTGTGCGTATGTAAAACTCATGTCGTCACCACTGTAACTGCCCCGACTTTACCGAAAGCTTGCACGGGCCGCAAATTTGGCGCCTCTACAGTCGGAATGCCAACATAGACAGACATTGCGGCCTTTACGTCAGGCCGTGCTTCCCGTAACGCTTGCGCGTCAATTACTTTGCGAAACGGCCCCAATTGCGGCTGCTTTGCTTCCCATTCGTCCTTGCCGACGACCGCCCCGGTCCACTCTTTGCGCATATCTTTATACCGATACCGAAATCCGGATCGGTCAGATATGGCATAAGCGTATTTACCCGTTGCAAATTTTGCCATTAGTTCGTCCTAAAGTATTCATACTGAGGCACAATGTTAAACGACGACCGATCACGGTCTTCGGCCATCGCGCGCTCAAACTCTTCTTCATAAACCGCTTTCAGCAACTGAATTCTTTCAGGCGCGCGCTTCATTGCAATGTAGTAGGCAAGCCCGGCTGCAAGACAGGGATAGAACCGAAACGGCATATCCATTGTGTTTGTTTGCGCATCACCATCATCCATTCGCGTCAACGCATCGTATATAATAACGTCGGTGCTGTTTTCCGGCACAGGCCATACTTTTAAGTTAGGCGTAAGCTGCCGATCCAAGAAAAACTG